CACGAACTCGTCGAAACGTCGCTCGTCGCCGTGCCCGCCAATGCGAACGCATTGTCGGTTGCAAAGTCACTCAAGATTTCCCGCGAAACCCTCGACATGGTGTTCGCCGAGTCAGGCAAGGAACACGATGGCGTGCGGCGGCGCGGTTACACCGCCGAGTCAGGCATCCGCAAACCCAATAGAAAGGGCAAGACCATGAGTCTCGCTCAACGCATACAAGACATCGAGGCCAAGCTCGGCGAAAAGAATGCCGCGCTGGCCGACCTGTGGGCAAAGATTGACGACAGCAACGTCAAGGATGACGAGTTGCAGCAGGTCAACGACCTCACCGCCGACATCGGCAGGCTGCAAAAGCAGCACGACGCGATGATTGCGTCGGAAAAGGCGGTCGCCGCAACGGTTGCCGCCGACGACACGCACCAGCGCCAGAACGGCAAGGCCAAGAGCGGCGCGGTGGTGCTGTATCAGGCCAGCGGCCAGCGCGAGGAAATCAAGGCCCCGGCCATCAAGCACACCCCGGTCAAAGAGGTGAACCCCATCGACTACATCATGCGGGCCGCGTGGGTCGGCATCGGTGCCAAGGCGTGGGGCCGCTCGCCCGAGGAAGCGCGCTTGATGATTGCCAAGGAATATCCCGCGTATGACGACGAGCCGACGCGGGGCATGTGCGAGGTGGTGCTGCGCGCCGCATCGGCCCCGGCCATGACCACGGTGACGGGTTGGGCCGCCGAGCTCGTACAGCAGACCTATGCGGGGATGATGCCCGCATTGTTTCCCAAGGCCATCCTGTCGCGGCTCGCACCGCGCGGGCTGTCGTTGACGTTCGGCTCGGCGGGAAAAATCATCATCCCGACGCGCTCACGCACGCCGACAATCGCCGGTTCGTTCGTCGGCGAGGGTGACCCGATTCCGGTTCGTCAGGGCGCGTTCACCTCGCAGTCGCTCACGCCCAAGAAACTCGGAGTCATCACGACTTGGACTCGCGAAATGTCGGTGCATAGCACGCCCGCCATCGAGGGCCTGCTGCGCGAGGCCATCCAAGAGGACACCACCATCGCGGTCGACAGCGTGCTCATCGACAACGTTGCCGCGACCTTGGTGCGGCCCGCTGGCCTGCTCAACGGCGTGTCGGCCACCACCCCAACGGCGGGCGGCGGGTTCGCCGCTGCCATCGGCGACCTCAAGGCGTTGGGCGCGGCGCTGCTCACCGGCACCGTCGCCAACGTGCGCAACCCGGTGCTGTTGATGAACCCGCTCGATATTTGGGCGGCGTCTTTCATCGTCGCGCCGAACACGGGCGAGTTCGTGTTCAAGGAAGCCTACACCAACGGCACCCTCAACGGCTGGCCGGTCATCGACTCGGGCACCGTTCCGGCGAAAACCATCATCGCAGTCGACGCGGCGGATTTCGTCACCGCTGCCGACGGCGGGGTGCGCATGGAGGTTTCGGATCAGGCCACCTTGCACATGGAGGACACGGCACCCGCGCAACTGGTCGGCGGCTCGCCTGCCGTCACCGCCTCGCCGCAACGTTCGCTGTGGCAAACTGACTCGCTCGCCCTGCGCATGGTGATGCCGTTGAATTGGCTGATGCGGCGCACCGGCTGCGTGGCGTTCATTCAAAACATGACGTGGGGCTCGTAACGTTCGCGGGCCTGTCGCGTTAACAAGAGGCGGGGCAATCATGCCCCGCCTCAACCGCAAAGGAGTCGCCAATGGCGAAACCGACCCCCACTCAAGAGGAAAACGACCGTGCCGCAATGGGCGAGCATGTCATGGATAAGGAACCGGACGGCTCGCCGCCCGACCCGGGTGCCCCGCCGGATGCGCACGGCAAACCACCCGAGGAAGGCATCACGGGCGACCCCAAGCGCAAAGCCATCAATCCGGCGAGCAGCGGGCAGTATCAAACCCGCGCGCATCGGCCTGAAATGAAAACGGGCAGCACCGACTGATGAATGCCCTGACTCGTCTTGCGCGAGTGATTGCGCCCTTGGTTGCGAAAGCAGCCGAGGGCCAATTCCGCCCCGGCCCGTACATGCTGCCGATAACCGGCGGCTGGTTGCCTGACGGCGCGCCGATTAACTGGTGGCAGACCGGGATGAATCCGCAGGCCATCGTCGGCTCGTCGGCGATGGTTGAGGCCTGCGTCAGCGCCTATTCGCAAACCGTCGCCATGCTCCCCGGCGACCAATGGCGCGGCAATAAAAAGGGCGGGCGCGACCGAGTCGACAACACCGCAGCCTCGCGCATCCTGCGCGCACCAAACGATTATCAGAGCATTTCCGATTTCATGCTCAACGCGACGCGGCACCTCTATTTGGAGGGCAATGCATACGCCTTGGCATTGCGCAATTCGCGGTTCGAGGTCGACACCCTGCACCTCATGGACTCGCGATTGTCCTATCCGCAGGTCGCGGTGACCGGCGACGTGTTTTACCGGCTCGGCGGCAATGATGTCATCGCCTCGCGGCTCGGCGGCGAGGAACTCATCGTGCCGCAGCGCGACGTGCTGCACATCCGATTGCACAGCATCGACCGCCGCCGGCCATATCCGCTCATCGGCGAATCGCCGCTGCTCGCGGCGCTGGCCAGCATCGCGGCGAGCGACGCCATCACCAAACAGCAAATCAATTTTTTCCAGAATCAGGCGCGGCCCTCGGCGGTGCTGTCGACCGACCAAATCCTCGACAAGGACCAAGTGCAATTCCTGCGCGACCGCTGGAACGAACAGGCCAAGGGCCTCGACGGCTGCGGGCCTGGCGGCGTTCCGATTCTCACCGCAGGCCTCAAGGTGGTGCCGTGGGCGGTGCCGAGCAAGGATGCGCAAATCGCCGAGGTCATGAAAATGAGCGACGAGAATATCGCGCTCGCTTATCGCATCCCGTTGCAGGTGCTCGGCGTCGCCACGCAACACTCAACCTATGCATCGACCGAGTTGATGATGCAGGCGTGGATTGCCTCGGGGCTCGGGTTTGCGCTCGAGCACATCGAGCAGGGGTTTGATAGGCTGTTTCAACTCGACGGCCAGCCATACGATTACATCGAATTCGACACCTCGGCGCTGCTGCGCTCGGCATACAAGGACAGGATTGAGGCCTTGGTGCGCGGCGTGCAGGGCGGCGTTTACAGCCCCAACGAGGCGCGCAACATCGAGGGATTCGACAACGTGAAATTCGGCGACGAGCCGAGGTTGCAGGCGCAAATGGTTCCGCTGTCGGCGGCGCAGATGCCGCCCGCCGTGCAATCAATACCGGGGGCCGCCCCCGCGCCCGCCGCCGCAGGCGAAAAACCGGCAGGCACCAAACCGACGGCAACGCCGACACCGCCCGCCGGAACCGACCAACTCGCCCCACCCGCCAAGGACTATGACGAGCATGTCCAACGGCTCTCACGCAGCCTTAGCGCCGCTGCCAAGCGACACGCGCGACTCCGACCTAATCTCTGACGCACTGACCGACGCGCTCGGCAAAGTCATCGCCGAGGAACGCCGCCGATGGGAAGGCGAGCGCGCCGAGCAATGCCGTCAATGGGAACGCGAGCGCACCCTCATCGAGGCGCAGGCCGCCGCGCTGGTGGCGCATGTGCGCGCCGAGGTCATCGAGCGGCTGCGTGCGCTCAAGGACGGCAAGGACGGTGACCCCGGGCCGCAAGGCCCCATCGGACTCGTCGGGCCTGCTGGCCCCATCGGCCCCCCGGGGCCAGCAGGCGAAAGTATCACCGGCCCCCCGGGCAGCACGGGCGCGGCGGGTGAGGTCGGGCCTGTCGGCCCGCCGGGGCCACCCGGGACAGCCGGAGTCGAAGGCCCGCCCGGGGCCGACGGTGCCGTCGGTGCCGTTGGCCCCGCAGGCCCCAAGGGCGACGCAGGCCCGCAGGGCGAGCGCGGCGAGCAAGGCGAACCCGGGGTCGGGCTGGCCGGAATCCCGGGGCCACAGGGCGAAAAGGGCGACCCGGGCGAGCGCGGGCCAATCGGCGACCCGGGCCTCGGCACAGTCGGCCCGCAGGGCGAACGGGGGGAGAAAGGCGACAAGGGCGATGCAGGCGAAATCGGCCCCCGAGGCGAGCGCGGCGAAACTGGCACGGGTGCGAAAGGTGACCCGGGCGAGCGCGGCGAAAAGGGCGACACGGGTGACGCTGGCGCTGCCGGGGCAGCAGGCCCCAAGGGCGACGCAGGCCCCGCAGGCCCCGCAGGCCCGCAAGGCGTGCGGGGATTGACCGGCGAGCGCGGCGATGTCGGCCCCCGGGGCGAGGTCGGCCCCGCAGGCCCGACCGGCCTGCTGCCCATCGCCAAGACGTTCGAGCCCGACAGCGTGCATTACCGGGGCGAGGTTGTCGTGCATCAGGGTTCGATGTGGCAGGCCACCAAGGACACCGGACAGGCACCGCCGCACCGCGATTGGATCGGGCTGGCGTTCCGGGGCCTCGATGCCGTCACCCCGCGCGTGCGCGGCACGTTCCGCGAGGGCGAGCGATATGCCCACCTCGACATCGTTGCGCTCAACGGCCATTCGTTCATCGCCACGCGCGACAATCCCGGCCCGTGCCCGAGCGACGGGTGGCAGATGCTCGCGATGGGCAAGAAAGGCGAGCGCGGGGAACGCGGGGAACGGGGGCAAGGTGAGCGCGGCCCCAAGGGCGACAAGGGCGAGCCCGCCCCGCGTTTCCTGTCGTGGCGCATCGACCGCCAGAATTATCGCGCCATTGCCAAGATGAGCGACGGCAGCGAGTTGCCGCTCGACTTGCGCCCGCTGTTCGAGCAATTCCACAGCGACAGCAAATGAACCTCGCATCAATCAATCGCGCTGCACGGGTCGCCGAATTGCGCGCCGAGGCGAATC